TGACAGTACTAACAAGTCCATCTTGGATTATAATGTCAGCAGTCTTCAGACCGTTGACAGTACTAACAAGTCCAGCTTGGATGCGAACATCAGCAGTCTCCAGACCGTTGACAGTACTAACAAGTCCATCTTGGATTATAATGTCAGCAGTCTTCAGACCGTTGACAGTACTAACAAGTCCAGCTTGGATGCGAACATCAGCAGTCTTCAGACCGTTGACAGTACTAACAAGTCCAGCTTGGATGCGGACGTCAGCAGTCTCCAGACCGTTGACAGTACTAACAAGTCCAGCTTGGATTCGAACATCAGCAGTCTTGCAGCATCGATATCATCGAATGATACGTACGCCAGCTCGAACGCTATCGATTCCGGAGCCGCTTGGAAGTCAATTGACTACAGTGCTCAAGGTTTCGCTTCTGCTCCTGCAGTAGTTGCAACTCTTATGAGTTATGATGCTAGTGATCCTATTCTCGGAGTTATGCTTAGCGGAGCCCCTGGTACGAGTTCAGCAATGTTTGTATTCTCGGATGAAATTCCATCCACGGGCTACAAGCTTGAAGTATTAGCTGCGATATAATCGGGCTAGTTTAACCACCTACCTAGGCAGCCCCTTCGGGGGCTGTCTTTTTTGTGTAATTACAGGACATGGAAGACTGGACCGATCTCTTTAAGGAAAGAACTAAAAATGAGCTGGGCGAGTACGTTCCCGAAAACTCAAATCCCAAAGATTCCTCCAACCTATCCGAGCAAGTCTCTAAAGAGGCCTCGGAGAGCCTCGCTCTTAAGAAATTCAAAAAACTTAAACATCAAATCTCATACCTGAATATGGAGCATGACGACACTAAGGAATTATTCAAACATGCCCAGAAGCTATTCGTAAAAACAATGCTGGAATATTGCTCCCGCAAAGAGATTGAGCCACCCCTTGAGTCCTACACCCCTAAGAAGGAATGTAACAAAAAAGCAATCGAACAAATAAAGGACTTGTATCGAGAGATTGCAAAGAAGACCCATCCTGATAAGATAAAAAATTTACCAGACAGCGAGGTTGAGGTTCTCGTTGATCTATACAACAAAGCCACTCAGGGAAAGATCTCTGGGGACTTTAACGAGGTTTTAGGCGTAGCCCTTAACCTAGATATCCAAATTCAAGACATTAGCCCCGAAATGCTTGAGTCAATTAGTGAGGGAGTTAAGGATATGGAGAAAAAGATTCGCAAAATGAAAAACGATACAATGTATAAATGGTTCTACGCTAGTCCGAAGCAGCAGCAAAAAATATTCGAGGCGCTAACAAAAAACCAAAATCCCATTAATCAATAATAAACGCCGCAATCTCTAGAGCGTAATTATTGTTTGGCATTTTTGATGAAAATACAAATCTGACCCCGCCAAGAGATACCGCGCCCTCTATCCTGTAGGCGATAATTGGGTCGTCCTCGTCCATGCTTCTTAGCGTGGCCAGAACTGTCGGAGTGGTAATCGGGTTGTATGAGGATGACCAATCTATAAAGATTTCATCTTGCCCCTGTGGGATAATTGTAGTGTCCGCAAATCCATTTATGTTGCTTGCCGAAATGTCTACTTTGATCGCGTCAATTTGAGCCTGCATGGCGTCCAGTTGATACAAGGCTTCCTTCATGCTCTGAACTTCGCTCGCCAGACTTGGATCTTCTCTTTTCTGATAGCTAAGATCATCCGGAGCTCCATCCTTACCCGCAACTTGAAGGGGTATTGATCCATACATATTATAAGAATGGACAATTTTTTCCAGCAGAGCCATAGCGTCCCTAGAGGAGTCCTGAAACATCTTTGCTGAGGCATTCTTGGATGTTGACGTGGCTATAGACCTCTTGATCGAGGTATCCCCCTCCCTGAGCTCGATCCAGTCAGTAACTCCATCTGTAGTTGTTGTGCTTGAGCTGGTTGTGGTTGCGTTACGAAGCACGTTCCTCGACTGCTTCTGCATGTAGTCCTTTAGATAAAGCTGTGTAAAAATAGCCTTTTCTTCGTATTGAAGTTCAGGCACAATCTTATCTTTAGTTTTGTCTACATAGAAATCGGAATTAATTAATGTGTTTAATTGGCCTAAATTCGCCTCCAGATATCCGGATATTAATAAGCAATTCCTTTCGCGCTCCAAAGCTGTCGAATGGTCACCAAACTCAATATCCCATATGTGATAAGCAAGCTCGCCAAGTTGGTTCATTATTCGTTAATGATCCTTAGTATATCCTTCGCCTGTTTTGATTTAGGGTCAACGCAGGGTTTGGTTCTTGAGCTCGCTCCATATTTGCCTCGAGCTCTATTGTCGTATTCTTTCAGGAGTTTATTTTTTAAAGTTACTTTAGTCCCAGACGGAAAGACTCCCGCCTTTACTGCTATTTCTTGAAGATCAGATAGGGCCATCGTGGACACAGCTTCCTCGAAACTTTCTCCGCTAGCAAGCTGAAACGGGTCTCTGGTATTTACGGACATTAATTCCTCTACCGTCTTGGCGAGGTCCATCCTGTCGTCTTTTCCGTCAGCGAACTGCTTGGGCTCTTTCGTTTTTGCTGGAGCTTTTGTTGTTGTTTTTCTTGTTTCTTTTGTTTTTTTTGTAGCCATAATAATTTCTTGATTTTAGGTATGTACACATATAATAAGTCCTATACACAAAAAATCCACCGAAAAAGGTGGATTTTTTGATAAAAGACGATTAGAATTAAAAGTCTTACACTACAAGTCCGAAAAGAGCTCGGTTGTCGATGATCATGCGACCTTCTTCAATTGATCCGTAGTATCCAATCTTGGACTGACGAACACTGTATTGATCGTCAGCGATAAGACTGAACTCGGAACCTGTTTCGGAGTCTGTTGCGACTGCACGAAGCATTGATTCAACTCGCTTGTCAAGACCAATAACGATTTCGTGTTTAGCATCATCAAACGCCGTGCCGACGTTGATGCGATTAGCATTAGCAGTATCCAGAGCCGCGAACAATTTATTAAAGCGTTGGCCCTTACCCATCTCTTGAAGTTCCATGATACTAATACCGTAGAACTCAGGAATACCACCGTTGCTATAGATAGCTTCACGCATGGAATCTGTAGCAGGAATGTCGGTTACCGCACTAGAGTTTGTGTTAATTGGGTTGTAAGCCATCTCACGCAGACCCTGAACAACTTCGGGAGAAACGATAAGATCGGTTACTCCACGACCACCAATGCCGCCATCGGGCGTTCCGCCCGTCCAAGCGGTGTTAATGCGCTTGCCGAGGGTGAGGAGTCTATTGAAATCGTCAAGGATCAGTTTTGAGCTTGTAGCGGTTGCAACGCCTGCCCCAGACGGAACTCCTGCAGCATTAATGATATGACTTGTGCCCTTTGTGGTAGCATCGGCCAATGCGCCGAGCATAAGGGTAGCTGAATTCCGCTCTTGCTTAAGAAGGATCTCTTGAGCTATACGAGTAAATGACTTACTGATAACATCCATACGGGAGCGCTGTGCGTAACGCTTGTCAAAGTCAATGGCACTATCAAGACGATAGGTCGTGAACTTCATTTCGCCACCGATTGGTGTTACAGTATTGGTTGGAAGACCTCCAGGAACTGCTTGACTCCAAACTGTGACATAATCTTCATCCGTAATGTCATAGTAAAGGTCCAACGGAATGCTTGGACTTTCGTCAGCATTGAACTGGAAGTTCGAGAAAAGATTACTAAGCGTGGGAGCTTGGTTTACAACCTTCGCAAGTACAGGTCCGATAAATTCTGCCAGAGCAACTTGAGCTTCGTATGCGACATCACGGTTCTTGGATGCCATTGCTTTTACCAGCTCAACTTGTTCTTCTGTTTTCTTTAATGTAATTTTCATTTTAAATTTTACCTTTCTTTATTAAATTATGCACAGTCAATCTTGACGATGTAGTAAGCTCCTTTTTGCAAAGCTGCATTTCCGAAGACGTTTGTTCCGCCTGCGGCACCAGTTTCATCATCACGATATCCTATAGCGAGTATCGATCCGAGGATCTTAGCTCCAGCTGTTACTGCAGCGGCACGAGTCCCCGATACTACCTGACCTAAGGCAACAGTACCGACAGCAGATGCCCACAAAACTTCACCAACCGCAGGAGTTGCATTGGTAACAAGGTCAAACGCATCTTCAGTCAAAGTGACCATACCTTTAGATAGGACAGGTACAGCTTCACCGGGAAGAACTCCGTAAAGTTCGTCCTTCTTGATCGGATTATAAAGGAGATTTTCTCCATTTTCATCACGAGTAACAGTTTGTCGGAGAGTAATTCCGATACATTCATCATCAACCGCATTCGTCGGAGTGACGCTTAGGTTAGCTTGAGGGTATAGGTTTCGTCCAACATGTGGATAATCGGTTTTTCCGAGCAAGCTCGCCGCAGACGAGTCTACGTCAATTGGATCCCAGTCGGTTGAGCTTGTGCTAAGTGTTCCAGCGAGAACCTTAACGAAAACGCCCGCATCGCCTTTTGGCGTGGATCGCTTTGTTGCGTCGGATAGGTCAATAAATTCACTTAAAGCCCCTGCACTCTTAAATAAGTTAACGACATCATGTTCGTCGTAATCTCTAAATGGTAGTATTCTAATAGCCATGTTATTTTTTTCCTTTAATTTTTAGTAGTTTATGGTTAAATTGTCTTCGGAGAAAGCATTTTTAAACTTTTCCGTAAGCGAGAGTTCCCTTTCGGATGACTCTGCATTGTTGTTTGCCACAGATTCTTCTTCAGCTTCAACTGAATCAATAGCTTCCTCAACAACCTGATCTTCAGATTCCTGTCCGCTTTTTAATTCCTCGAGCCTTTTTTCTACGGCTTCCGCGAGCTTGGAGTTAAACTCCTCTTGCTGCTTTTCGATAAATTCTTTGCTTTGATGCTTAAGAACAACTTGAAGCTTTTCTTGAAAAGAAGCAAAGGCTTCTTCGGATCCATCAAGATCCTTAAGTTCGTTTGCTACAACCTGACGACTCTCATCATCAAGTTCGTATACATCCTCTACTACAGACATCCTCGAATCAAAGCGAGCAATTGCCTCCTGTTGTTTTTGGCCTTGCTCTAATTCAGAAACGCGCCCTTTGGCTCCCTCAAGCTCCTCGCGGAGTTGCTTAACCTCTTCTGCATTATCTTCTGCAGCTTTGGCTAATTCATCCTTCTCGGTCTCGAGTTTGTCCTTTTCTTGAGTGAAAGAGTTATTTCTCTCAAGAATAGCGTCGTTAATAATTTTAGAAACGGTTGCCACAGCTTCTTCAGAAAACTTCTTGTTGGAAGTTTGTTCCTCAAGAGCTGACACTAAGTTATTTAAAATTTCGTTATTGTCCATAATAGTACTTTTTTTGTTAATTACATTAAAAATTGCGTTTTGTGAAATATTTTTTTTATCCTCTTCCTCGTTTCGTGCTTTTACACCAACAGTCAAGCCCTTGACATCTGCTGCTGGGTTGGAGGTGAACCCTATGCCCAATGGGAGTATATCCCCCACTATAAGCCTATGTACTGGAGTTCCGTCCTCCATTTTACCCTCTCCACCAAAACTCTTTAGATTGCCTTTTAATTCCTCTATAATTTTTTCGTCACTAATTATCTCAGCCTCGTTTAAATTATCGCTTCCTACAGCTAAAACAAAGTCATTAAATCCAATTTCCCAGCTAGCGGAAACTTGATGGTATAGTTCGCTGTCCGGATTTACGGATTGTTCAATTAAGCTTGCGAATTGAGGATTAACGGTTTTATATATTAAAGACGCTAAAGCTATATTGAATGGATCATCGCTATTAATAACATCTTCTTTGGATATAATTTCGTTTTCCATAAAGCTGGAGAACGATGCCGAAACTATATGTCCTACTACTTTTTGTTTTTGATGTTCTATATTTGTTGGCTTATGTTTAAATTGATCTAAAATTCCAATTGCTGACTTAGAATCTATTCCATCTCCGTTTCTGTTGAATTTATTAACTACGGCACCATTGAAGGCTATAGCCATTAAGTCAACATTTTTTTCTAAATCTACATCCTCCGGAATGATCTCTCTAAGGGAGTCAATTGATGCTCTACTAATCCCAAGCTCAGGGCAATCAACATCTCCCGAAGCTAAAATTATATTTGAGAATTTTGTTTTGTATTTAAATTTAAGACTCATAAGTAATGATATACACCAAAAAGCTATTTGTTTTTACTATGATAAAGTATCGCGGAGGGGTAATCCGTTAATTCGTTGCGCGCTCCTATCTCCAGAATGGCTTTAATTGTAGACAGTGAGCCTATCTTCTGGACATCTTTTATGCATGCGGACATTGCTCTTTTCCATTGATTTTTTTCCTTTGAGCATACCACTGACTCGCATAGTTGAGCAATCAAACTCTGATGCCCCTCGTTGATCTCATCAAGACCCTTCTCTTCCTTGAGTCTAGCTATAGCATACTCTTGAAGCTCTTCAATTTTATAGATCGTTTTCCTTATGTTGTCCGTTCCGTACTTCTCCGCCGCTTCTAGTGGAATTTCTTTTGTACCGCTGGGTCGACCAGGTGACTTGGGCGTATTGTTTTCAGTCTCAGCTTGCTTCCTCAGACCTTCCTTCTGAATCTCGCCTTGTTGGTCCATCTGATCTTCTTGTAGATCTCTATCTTTTTCGGACTGAATGCTTTCAATCATTGGAATTCCCCCTACTAATGGATTGTAGTAACCCTTTTCCCTTTCCTCTATATACTTCTCCTGAACGGAGGAGAGGTCTTTTTCGTTCGGATACAATCCTGTCTGCATTGATTTAATGCCTTGCTCTGGGGTTAGTATTCCAATCTCAAGAAGTCTGGTGATTACTCTATGGAACTGAACCTCATCCTTAATATCAATCTCTTCAAACTTTGCCGTAGGATAGTTCTTTAATCCCATGTTCTGACAGACCTCCTTAATTTGCGGCTGCAGAAAGTCATTAAGGAAGGCGTTCCTTGATTCTTTAAGTCTCTCCAGAAAGATTTCAGCCTTAACCTGAGTGTTCGAGAACTTCTCGCTGCCGACTATAATGTTTTGCAGCCCTTCCTTTATGTCTTCATTCACTATCTTATATTTTTCAGAACCCAAGACATTGTTTAGGTCAGGTATCACAAATTGAGCTTTCGTGGTATAATCGGCAATTAAAGCTCTGCCGACACTCTCGTTTTTAAATAGCTCCTGCATAGCCTTGAGGTTATTCGGGTTAACTCCACCCTTATCTGGCTCCGCCCCCATGGTGATAAGCAGTATTACGTTCTCGACAGTCCTGCAGATTGCTTGATCTATTTTCTTTAACTCAAGCTTCCAATTGATGTCATCTAAAACTGAAAATCCAAAAGGTATTGCAAAGGGTTCGTAATCTTGCTTTTTATAAAATGAGTAAATTAGCTTTTCGGGGTTTAGCTTGATTTTAATCCCCTGCTGGCTAAAATTCCCCTCCTTGATCTTTTTCTTAGTCTCTGGATCTAGTGAGTCAAAAACTTTTTTATCCTCATCGGTTTTAGGTTCCCTAAGTTTCTCGATCTCATATTCCGATAAAACCTTCTTGTAGACACCATCTTGAAATGTCGTAGTTTTATCTTTTACTATATCAAACGGATTCAAGAGGATGTATTTTACGGGTATCTCACCGGGCTTTAATGACTGAGATGCATATACGTAACTTAGCTTAAGTAAGTCTTCGGAATTAAACTTTCCGTCCACCCTATATAAGAAGATATTGCCAGATCGATAATATTCCCTAAAGTATTGATCCTTAATTCCCCATATATTTATCTTCTTCAACCAATTCTCAACAAATTTTTTAGACTTCTCATTGTCTCCCTCTAGATATATAGGGGAATTGGAGAACTCCGCCATGATGTCAATGGCATTTCTGAATATTGCCACATTCGCATATGCCTTCTGGCAAAGCTCGATAGAGTCCCTTACATCTACCCCTTCTGCAGAGTAGTCATACGGAAGTAGTCCGTTTCTTATATTTGTGTACTTATCGGACTTTGCTTTTCTGGTGATCGCATTCCTTCTTGTCGTTGTGTTGTCGGTATACTGAACTCTTCTGTTCGAGAGGTTGGCTTCAGAGCCATACTCGTAAAAGCTTTCTCCGGCAGTTTCCGGCAGGGTGCTGTCCGCACTCTCCATCAAGCTCCCGATTGAGGAATTTGGTTTATCGAACTTGCTCCAGTACTTTGAGCTCTTGGTATATTTACGTTTTTGTTTCACAAATGATAGTACACAAAGTTATAGTAAAAGTCTACAAAAGTTACAAAGTTAACTTATAAACATTGGAGTAAAGGTACTAGGTATGTCTTGTTGTTTAATGTTGTGCATGTCGTGAAACACCTTGACCATCCAACTTCCCAGTATGAGGGCCGAGTATGAGTCCTTCCTCGCTTTGTCAGGTCCGGACTGCCTTCTGAGCTCTCGGGGGAGCCCGAAGGTTTGCGTTCCTTGGGGGGATGTGGTTATTTGAATAAGGGCACATTGATTCTTTGTCATGTTGATCATATCATATTGATGCTCTATAAAGTCTATCATTCTTGCAGGCCCACTTTGCTTTTGCTCTTCGTCTGACTCCCTTAGGAATTTTAATTTACCCACAGGAATTTTCTTTGCCCTCTGCTTGTGGTACGCATCATCTACAGCTCTAGCTCCAAACCAAATTCTCTTATGGTCAAAATTAGCCTGCAGTAATTCGTTGGCTCTTCTAATCCAATTGGATGTAGGCTTCCTTAGTATGAGGTATTTATATGCCTTTTTGTCATACTGTGACTTCGCTGCCCTTAACTCATCCTTATAGCTGTCCATCTTGTCGAACTCTCCGTCTATATTTTGTATTTTAATGTTAGTAGACTTGAATAGTTGACTTTCGTTTACCGCATTAATAAACTGCACTCCCCCATTGTAATCCCCTACAATTGCCACAATATTAAAATTTTTAATCAAGTAGTGAAAGTAGAATATGTGCTCCTTTAGTGGGGTTCCAGACATAGCATATGAATGCACTAAAGTCGATGTTCCGTTATCCTTATGGTACTTTAATACCTGCATTGCGAAATCATCACTACTCTCACTCTCTGACCAAGATGGGTCAAATGCCAATATATACTCGTCTTCAGGGTTGCCCTTAATCTCAACATGAGGATCCTCACCATCTTTTACCGTGCATGTCGCCATCCTCGATGTCTTAAAGTATCCTGAGCTGTCATCGGTAAATAAGGCTCCGAACTCTCGCTCAAACTGAGACTGGCTCATTGTAGCTTTTGCTTGAGAGAGGAGATTTTGATCGTACAGCTGTTTCGGGGCACAGTCGTAGGAAAACTGCATGATGCATCTGGTCGCGTTGTCTGTCTGATTTTTAATCAAACCCTCAAACTGGGAGTATAGTTTGTACATATATTCGAACTTATAACTTGCTGACGATAGCATTATTAATTTATTGTTTGGCCAAACATACCTATCCTCTTCCTTCATATCCCCCTTTTCTATTAACTTAGTTTCCAGATTATAAAGGCTTTCTATCTGAGTTGGGTTCTCGACAA